TTAACATAATATACATAATACGCAGTTAAGAATCTGTTCTTTTGCTTGTATCATCCACAGCGAAAATGTCCCGCAAATCATTGATATTCTTGATAAACCTAGCCCGTCAAACTTTTTTGCCATGTGTTCCCATAGCTCTTTTATCTGTGGATTTTCGTTGCGGTCAGCGTGACAACCAAGCAAAGCTAGCTTTGGGTCTATTCCTGCATTTTCTGCCAGAAAAACTGCTTCATTATCAGATATATAGCGACGTCCTTTGCGCATTTCACTGATTCTAGACGGCTGTATATTCAAATCGTGTGCTATTTGCTTGTCTTGTATGTAGTTTTGAGCCTTTTTATAGGCATCTAACAGGTTACTTTGGTACATGGCAAATCCTCCTTTTATCTGATTCTAGCGTAAAAATTCCGAAAATGTGTATCTTGAGCTTCCGCTAAAACGGAATTATGATTGATTCCGAAGTAACGGAATTACACCCGTCTGGCATTTGATTAGTTCTCTTGCCGTTCGGGTTCCTTTTTTGACTGTCTAGGCTTGGGCTGTTCGCCCTTGACGCTTTCAGCTCGGCCTAGGCGGTCAAAACCCAACACGGAATAGTCAAGTCAAGTCAAGGTGATTGTTATGTACATTGTTCAAGTTTGCTCTGGTGTTCTTCCTCGCTACCTTTCGCATTATCTAATGACTGATACGGATTTAACTCCAGTCATTACCGTTTCAAAATCCAATGCAATGCCAATGACTAAAGCTGACGCAGAAACCGCTTTTAGCAAGCTTGTTCAATCTTGGCCTTTAGCTCAAGTGATTCCTGTTAATTCTAATTTTGAATCGGAAAATGAAGAAAATGAATTAGCTTTTGAGGCTTATCAAGATAAACAGACTGATGCCTACTTAACTCGACGCTCTGGTCGTTAATCATGGCTTACGAACGCGTTTTCGACCTCAAAACAAAAAGCTTTGAAATGATTGATTTCGTTCCGGTTCAATCATTGGCAACGGCTGACCATATCCATGATAACCAGTTCGATTACTTGTCTTCATACAAAGACCATACGCGCCCTGCTTATCCCCTAGCCGCTTCGGTTCTTCCTGCGCTTAATCATCAAATTTACTCGCATGATGTTACTGGCCTAGATGCTCCGGTTCGTACTGTTTGCAACTCTTTACCGTCTGGCCTAAAGCGTAATGGTGATTTTACTCGTCATATGCTTCGTGCTTATACAGACGTTTGCAAGCTTCGCGGTGAGATTGAATCATCACGCATGTTACATCGAGCGCACGACCGACTAACTAAGAACGGTTACAGCGCGGCAATGTCTGATGATGATATTCGCCAGTTAGCTGAGAACAAATCTAAGCAGTTCGGGCGCGTTGTTGCCAATCTTCCAGATATTGAAACTCAATTCGAATCTTGCGTTGAGCTTTTGGCTTCGCTTGGCCTTGGCTTTCGTGAGGAAGCTATCAAGAAAGCTGAATCTAACAATGAGCTTCATTCTCTTGTTGCTCGTGCAATTGATAACAACTGGCTTGTTCGCCAGTTACGTAGAAAGTGTGCTTATGAAGTTGAACAGGTGGCGCGAGACTTGGCACTTGTTGAACGTCATAAGCAAATTTATTGTTCTGATTTTTCAGTACGTAGACACCGCGACCGCATGAAATCAAATGAGATTGCGCTAGAAAAAACGGTGGCTTTTGATGAGAACGACCCTCAAACCTTTTTTACTCTTTCTGAGCTGTCGGCTAAATCAGTTTCTAATCCAGAATTAAGACGCAATGAAATGTTTGCTCGTCTTAATGGCTTCGAAAACATCGCTAAAAAATCAGACCATCACGCGGTGTTTTATACCGTGACTACTCCGTCAAGATTTCACGCGGTTTCTGGTGGTAAGACTAATCCCAATTGGGAGAAAGCAGGACGTCCGGATGCGAAACAATCACACGATCATTTGATTGGTGTTTGGTCTTCGCTTCGTAAAATCTTGGATAAGAACGATATCAAAATTTACGGTATGCGCATCGTTGAGCCTCATCAAGACGGCACAGCTCATCACCATATGCTGCTGTTTATGGAAAAAGAACATCGCGCCTTTGTTACATCAGAATTTAACCGTCTAGCTCTTGCTGATACGCCTAACGAATCAGGGGCTAAAAAGTACCGTTTCAAGTCTGAGCTAATTGATTTTAGTAAAGGCTCTGCCGTTGGTTATGTGGCTAAGTACGTAAGTAAGAACGTTGACGGTAAGCACATTGATAAAGACCGTAGCTCAAATCTAGATGGTATCGCGGCTGCTGAGCGCGTTGTCACTTGGGCGCGTGTTAATCGCATCAGACAATTTCAATTTATAGGCGGTGCTTCTGTCACTGTTTGGCGTGAGCTTAGACGCTTACGCGAAGAACTTAACGAGGAAGACGCCATGTTTTCAGACTTAAACAATGAAGAACATCTCACACTAGAAAACGTTCGTAGAGCCGCTGACGCGGGTGACTGGGAAGCGTTTTGTTATGCAATGGGCGGTGTGTTTGTTAAGCGCAAAGACCAAACGGTTAAGGCTGCTTATGAAGTAACTAACACTATCGAAAAGCTGATTGCTTCTGGTGGTGAATACTCTACAACTCGTTACGGTGACGCGGCTCAAGCTCGTATCTCTGGCTTGATGTTCCGTGAGGTTCTTGTAGTTACTCGCTTCAAGACTTGGAAAGTCGAAAACAAAGATAAATTCATCGCTTCACAACAGAAAATTATGTCTGGAACTGTGGACTGGTTTGATGCTTTGGAACGCGAGAAAGAATACGAATACATGCTAGATAGCCAGTATGAAGAATACGAGAAGCATCTAGCCCGTATGGATGAGATTGAGGCACTTGTGCTCTCTGGCTCTTTAGAGCCTCGTGGGGCGTGTTCGGTGGGCGCAGCCCCGCCGGATACGTACCACTAGGCTCCTTGGACTTGTGTCAATAACTGTCTTTTTCTCTTTTAACCAAAAAATTTACGTCAAGAAAGGAAACACAATATGAAACTCGAAGGTTTAATTTTAGACACTACCGATATCATTCAAGAAACCAAACCTGCTCGTGGTACGGGTGAGGCTACGACTGTAGGTAAGTTGAAACTAATCACCACTAACCCGACCAACACTATTGAAGTGAAAATCTCTGCTGAGCTTTGGGATGGTGGCAAGGCAGGCGAAGTTCTCAAGTCTTGCGTTGGTAATCGTATGCAGTTCAACGTTGAATATAAAGAATTTAGCTTTGGTAATGATGAGGGTAAGCACGTTGCGTTAAACGGCTTCCACCTGTTCGACTTACCGAAATCTAAAGGTTAATCAATATGACTGCTGACCAGTTTGACGCGCTTTATGCACTTAATGAAGCAACATACATCATGCAATTTTGTGTTGGTCTTATGGTCTGCTTTCTTCTTGGTTGCATGTACGGAGGGCAACGCTAATGCCAACAATCGAATTTGTTATTGGTGCTCTCCTGACTTCTTCCGTCTTTGGGTACGTGTGCGGAGCTACTTTTTTAACGTTTAAAAAAGCGGCTGAAGTATCAAGTTAATTTTTATTTAATCACTCTGAAAAAGGAATATTTCCATGAAATATATGAACATCGTAAAACGTCACGCTTCAAAAATCGCTGTTGTTGCTGGTTCTTCTCTAATGGTCGGCTCGGCTAACGCTGCTCTATCTGCTGAAGCTCAAGCCGCTGCTGACGCTATGAGTGCCGCTGCTACTGATTACATCGCTATGGCTTGGACAATTGTTCCAATTGTTGTAGTCGGTTTCGTTGGTATCAAGCTATTCCGCAAAGCTGCAAACAAAGCAACTTAATAGTTGCATAATAAAAAGGGGGCTTTGCTCCCTTTTTATTCTCGTTATTTTTTAACTATATCGATTGTTTGAGGTGGGTGTTTTGAGTAGATTCTTTTCTCTATTTCTTTTTGTTGTTTCCACTTTTGTTAATGCTCAAATGTATGAAGTAACATCTAATCTTACAATTTGTCATCAGGTTCAGGCTACTGTCGGCACTGTTTTAGACGGTGATAAGTTTTTAAGTAGCTTACCTTCGTCTGTTTCTTGTACTTCTAAATCTTTGCATTATGTATTTGCTCAAGGTGGCGGTTCTTACTATTTGCAGGCTAAATATTACGGAGGAAATAACGGTGCTGCGGGTGGTACTGTTCGATTGGCTTCGTCTTGTCCTGATAACTCTATTCCTGACCCTGATACGGGTATTTGTATTACTGAGCCAGTTTGTGAGCCTCCCGCTATTCTTGACCCTGATATTCTAGAATGTGTTGTTCCTGCTTTTTGTGAGCGTGAATCTACTAATGAAGCGATATTTGAGGCTGAGCAATCTTGTGCGGCTGAGGGTGGTATTTTTTCTTTTGAGTGTTCAGATTTTTTAGAATCGTTAGAAACCCGTTGTACTCAATCTGACCAGTGTGCGATTGGCTTTCCTAATTGGCCTGCTTGTCTAGATGACTTAGACCCGTCTGACGATATCGCCCCGCCTAGTGGTGGCTTTAATCCGTCCAACCCTCCTACAGCTAATCCTGACGCCCCTAGCTTTGATAAACCTGAGCCTGACGACGTAACGCCAACTGATACAACTGATGAGGCGGTTTTAAAAGCGGTTCAAAATGCCAATAGAGATTCAAATGAAGGCTTTAAGGCGTTAAGCATAGATTTAAATAAGGGCTTTACGGATACTAATAATTCTTTAGCAAGTCTTAATTCTACTAATACCGCTATAGGTGAATCTGTAGTCGAGCAAATGAATCAAGACTATAAAATTTTTCAAGCTAATAAGGATTTAGCATTACAGCAAACTGGCGCAATTACTGCGGGTTCTTCTGATATCGTCGACGCTCTTGGCTCTCAAACTGGTTCCCTTTCTGATGCTATTGGAGATTTAGCTTCTAAGCTTCCAGTTCCTTGTGAGCCTGATGCCTCTAATAACTTTTGTGAAAATCCTCACACTCTAAATACTTCTTATATTGGTGATATGTTTTATCAAATGGATACAGCGACCACTCAAGTCGTTGACGATAGTAATGATAAAGTTGAGGGTTTTATACAAGACGTCATTGGTCAACCTTTAACAAATGAGGGCGAATCTATTATGAATAATGCTACGTCTCATCTTCTTAATCTTTTAGATTATAATCAAAGCTGTAGCGCCCTTACCTTTGAAGCTAATGGCAAATCTTACTCAATTGACTGTCAAGTTAGTTCTCAAATTAAGCTTATCTTGTCTTTTCTTATTGGCATGTACACTGTCATGACGTTATTGGATATTTTACTTGATGGGATTGTTCCTTTGGGTAGTAAACCTTCTGCTACGAGGTATGCATAATGATTGCTCTTTTACCTATCCTTTCTACTGTCGGGAATGTTTTAAGGCTTCCTGCTCTCGCTGCTTTTTTAGGTGGTTTGGCGACTAAAGTCTTTGAGTTATTTTTTATTAGATTCTCAAAGCAGATGGCTATTAATTTAACTGTTGTGACTATGATTATCGGTATGGCTACTGCTGCAAGCTTTACCATTTACGCAATGCTCACTGCTATTCACTTTTTAGTTCCTCCCTTTCTATCTCAGGCTTGGGGTTTTTTTGTTCCTGATATTGCAGTTCCCTGTGTTAGTACAATCATGAGCGCTAGGGTTATGCGTTGGGCTTGGATTTGGCAAATGTACACTATCACTAGGATTGCTCCATAATGGCAAGCGTATATTTTGTTACGGGCAAACTCGGTTCCGGTAAGACTTTAACGGCAGTCGGAAAAATCAAAGAAGCATTTTTGCGCGGTGTGCCAGTGGCTACAAATCTTGATATTAACCTCAAGGAAATGCTAGGCGCTCAAAAGAAAAATACGCGCTTGTATCGTATCCCTGATAAGCCTGTCGTTGAGGATTTGACCGCGCTCGGTTCAGCTAATAAAAGTTATGATGTCACAAAAGACGGGCTAATTGTTCTTGATGAATGTGGCACCTGGTTCAACTCTCGCACTTGGAACGATAAGAACAGACAAAAGTTAATCGATCATCTTTTGCATATTCGAAAACTCGGTTGGGACGTTATTTTTATTGTTCAAGATATCTCAATTGTGGACAAACAAGCGCGTCTAGCACTGGCTGAGCACACCGTTTTCTGTCGTCGTTTAGATAGAATGCAGATTCCTGTTTTATCTACGCTTGTGTGGTTTTTAACGCTTGGTCAAGGTCGTTTGCCATTTCCAAAGCTTCATATTGGTATTGTGAAGTATGGGGACAATCAAAACTCACTCACGGTTGATAAGTGGGTGTTTTTTGGTAAAGACCTATACACGGCTTACGACACTAAACAGATGTTTCGCTCCAACTATGAAGACGGTGTTTATAGCGTTCTTCCTCCTTACTACACTCATGGCCGTTATGCTGTCCCTTACAATTTAAGGAACATTATGAGACTTACAAAAATTCACGCTCGTAAATACTCGCGCTTTCTATGCTTCGCTGTTGGTTCACTTTTGACGCTTGGTGTGTCGATGTTTTTTACGCCAGAAACGCCAGAATTGACTACTCAAATTGTCGAAACTAAAGTGCAAACCGATGAGCTTAAAGACCTGTTAAGTGGCTATCGAATTGTTAGCGCTTGGAACCCTCCTAGTCAACCGCCGTCCTTTGAATTAGATAATTCAGGCAATCGCCTAACAAGCGTTGAGTTGCGTTCTATGGGCTTTGATGTTGCGGTTCACTCTAGTTGTAGAGTGTCCGTTTCCAGTGGTTTAACTTCTGTCGAGGTGCATTGCTAATGTTGCGTTTAATCCTTTTAATCACGCTTTGTCTTTCGCTTCCAGTTCGCGCTTCTGCTCCTGCGGTTTTCGAGTCTCGAGATACTCCAATCGCTGAGTTTGTTTCTTGGTTCGCTACCTATACGGGGCAAACGGTGGTGCTTGGGCAAGGTGTGACGGGTAAAGTTAGCTTTACCGCCCCTGAGCTTAAACAGTCCGAATACCCTGCGTTCTTTGATTCTGTTTTGCGCTCTCATGGTTATCAGCTAGGCTATTCAAACGGTGTTTATACAGTCTCTATTAATACTGATAATTCAACACCAACAGAGCCGCCAGTCGTTAAGCTATATCGTTTTGATAACGTTCGAAATACTAAGGTTACAGAGCTTGTTAATTCGATGCTCAGAGCTACACAAGACGAAATGAATCAAAAGCAATCAAGTTCAAATTATGATGTGCAAATCCTACCTACAACCAACTCTATTATTGTTACGGGTACGCCCGACCAAATCAGCAAGATAGACGCGCTGATTTCAGGGATAGACCGACCGCAAAAGCAAGTTTTCATAGAGGCTATCATTACCGAAACTGAGCTAGGAGATAGTAAAGAACTTGGTGTTAATCTGGAATTAGCGTTAGATAACGCAGGCTTTATTACTCAACCTATCGCCATTGATAAAGCGGTTGATAACCTCCTGTTCTATGATAACGGGGATTTCTCCGCTCTGGTTAAAGCTGTTCAATCTAGTGAAGACACTGAGCTTTTATCACGACCTAACATGCTCATTATGGATAGGGAAAAAGGTTATATTACGGTTGGTCAGAACGTGCCTTTCTTAACTTCAAGTGAGGTTACAGACGGGGGTAACACTATCCAACAAATAGAACGTCAAGACGTTGGTGTCTCTCTTGAGGTTACGCCTCATGTCATTGGTGACGATGTTGTATTGATTATCAATCAGGAATCTAGCTCCGTTACCAATTCTGCTATTGCTGCCGATATCATTACCAACAAACGAACGTTACAAACGGTTGTTAAGGTTCGAGATAGACAAACAATCGCCCTAGGCGGTCTTATATCGAGCGAGGAAAGAAAGTCCGTGTCTGGTGTTCCCTTACTTATGGATATACCTCTGCTCGGTGCTCTGTTCCGCTCTGAGGGTACAAACCAAATCAAGAAAGAACTCAAAGTCGTTATTAAAACTACGATTCTTTAATTCAGCTCGTTTTTTGGTGCTATAAGCTTGCTTGTAGACCAAAAAAGAGCAACACACGAAGTGTGTATCTGGAGGTAATTTATATGACTCGAAACAAACGATATGAGCAAAAAATGAAAGCTCAAGGTTTAAAGAAAGTAACACTTTGGATTCCAGAGGATAGAGAGTCCGATATCAAACAGGCTGCATCTGTTATGTGTGAAAATGAAAACCTGACTATTGGTGTTTTAAAGAATATTGAGACTGGCCGCTTAGCGTCTATGCACTAAATAGCCCCTGTCACTGGTGACGCAAAAGACCCCTTTCGGGGTCTTTTTTTTATCGTGTTTTTATACTGGCTATAGCTCGCGCGGTTTTAAGTAAATACCTCGATGTTTTTAATTCTAGTTCTGATTGGATCTCTAATAGTGCTATTCCGGCTAGCACTTGCTGTGCTGTCACTGTTTGTCCTGTTGGTAGTTCTAACCCCTCTCGGTGCATTTTGAATTGCTTCCAGTCGTCTGAGTCGTTTAGTTCTCGACCTTTAGCCATTCTCATAAGCCTTTTGCACTCGGGTGGTATCGTCTTTCCTTCGTCCCAACCTGTGACAGTCCTCACGGTTTTAAAACATAACTTTGCTGTTTCTTCCTTGCTTATACAGCAAATGTATTCACGAAAAATGTAATTCTCGGTCATTTTTCGATGGTGCAT